AGGCTGTAGCAACTCTCTCACTCCAACCACCCACCGGTCTCATTGAGCCATCATGCCATCTTACTAAGTTAGCATCTCTCCATCTATTAGACGCTTCAAAATCTGTACCGTTACGGTAAATTCCGGGTTGTAAATCTAGTGGTATTAAACTCATGCTGCTATTGTTGTCCAAGTGTCTGTTGATTCAGGAATATCTGCCCATGTGTCTGTGCTTTCTGCAACTACACTCCAAGAGGTAGTGCTATTAATAATATCTTCCCACTTCTCTCTACCTATTGTTATAGTGACCGATACACCGTCCGATACTGCACTAGATTGTTGAACTCTATTGCATATAGCTGTAACTATAGAATCTTCTTGAGTCTCGGCACTTCCATTATAGATAACCTGTGCTTTTGCAATTACTTGACCTGTAGCAGTAAGCTGACCTGCCGTAAGATGAATCTTCTCAGCATTAACCAAATATCCAGAAGTAACAACAGATGATGCACTAGACTCTCTAACTCTAATAGAATCCGATATAGTGGACGAAGTTGCAACAATATCTGACTCAGCATTAACTATCTTGCTTGATACTGCAAATATTACAGTGTCGCCCATTGTGATAGAGCCTGACTCTCTTATTCTATAAGAATCAGCACTTGAGGTTGAGTCCGCAACAACGGTTAATGAACCGTCCTCTAGGTCGGCTGTGGAATACTTCGCTCTATTGTATTTCCACTGGTTGTATAACATTTTAGTTCAGAGTAATATCTAAGTCCGCATTCGGAATACGGAACACGTCACCTGAATCAATAGTCTTTGCAGTTGTCAATGTCGCATAAGCCATCAAGTTACCTGATGTTGCTGCATCGAACACTCCAACGTGCGTCACCGTACCCCAGTTATTAGTGGCAGTTGCCCACTCTAGTGCTGCATTGTTTGATGTGGTGTTTCCTGCAGTAGTAAATGCTACTGTCTGACGAGCGTAAGCTCCACCTGATAATTCTGTACCGCCACCTGTCTCACCGGGTGCTGCTGTGTATAAAGCCACATATAACGTAGATGGAGCTGAGTAAGCCGAACCTGCAAATACGTGGTCTAAGATTTCTGTTTCTAAAAAGTTTGTAAATGACATTATCCTTGTCCTCTTATTTTAAGTTTTAAGCCTGAGCCACTAAATCTAGCATTCTCAGATACTTCGTTTAATCGTGCAACGGAAGCGCTATACATCTGCGCCCAAATTGCAACTCTCTCATCTTCGCCTAGATACGGTGCTGAATGTAGTAGTGTGCCATAAAGGTACACATCAGGTGCTTCTAGTAAAAGCCAATTATTAGCATTACTTGAACTAAGAGCTGTTGTCTTAGCGTAGTAAAGCAATTCTGTGTTTGTTTCAGCAGAAGGTGTTGGGTAGAACTGAAATTGACCGTCTGCGTGTGTGTAATGTGTTGCTGTTCCTGAGGCATCATTATTAGATGCTCTCTTGTCTGCCATAGCTGACCTAGAGATTAAATCAAGAGGTGATGTTCCGTTGTCTGTGACGTGGAATCTAATAGTCTCCATCCAATCAGTAGGTATCTGTGAATATTCATCTCCACCTGACTGTTGACCACTAGCGCGTTTCTCCATCTTCCAATGACGAATGTCTCTGTTAATCTGAGATTCAGCTAATGCAATGAAGTTATCAATAGCCGATGATAAGTCATCTCTATTAAGAAAGTCCGCTACTGCGGATTTAAGAGTTGCGTACGTGTTTATAGCCATAATTTCATTATATCCCTATTTGATTGAGGTTGGAGGGTTATTGTTGTACTTGAGTATATGGTCAACATAATCTGCTTCGCTACCTGTCCAATTATCTTGTTTACGCCAACGATTTATCTGCTTTTGTGACGGAGTATTACTATTAAATTTTTGGTATCTGTTCTTATAAGCAGACTTCATGCCTTTCTTTATAATTGCATCAGTGAAATGCTCTAATGAGTCTTTTCCGCCTTCGTGCTTAGTGATAGCCTTAATCATCTTGTACATATTCTCATCAGACAATTTGGTTGTAGCAGATATACCGACATCTCTAGCCACGTCCTTGATGTATGACTTAGTGTCGTTCTCTTTGCCGTTTGGAGCGTACTTATTAAGAATCTTAGTGATTGTATCAAGTCCACGCTTACGTTTGTTTGTTAGGTCTCTAGTCAATGCTCTGATGCCGTTCTCAGGCTTATCAAATACAACAAAGCTACCTTCGGCTACAGTTCCACCTGACTCTGTACCTGTCATGCCGTTCCACTTAATGCCAAAGTCTTTAATGTTGCCCGGATTGTTACTACGAACATTACGTACTACTTTAGGTTTTTTAACGCCATCAAGAACGCCATTCATAGGAATTTCATCTTCAGCTTGTGATTCTGCACCACCTGCTAATAGACCACCTGTAGGTATAGCAACCGCTGCCTTATTAGGCTTGGCTACTGATGTAGCTCCATACATTGATTGACCCTTATTAACATTGGCTTTTAATCCAGGAGTTATGTCTATGTAGTTAATTTCTGTCGGGTTTGGAACTTTATCACCGCCATATTTCGTTGAAAAATCAGTAAATTCAATCTTTGTCTTGCCTGTATTAGACTGATTCTGTTTAGCAAACTTCTTAGCAAAGCCCGGTAGTTTCTTATCGTACATATTTTCGTACAACTCTCTGTATCTTTCTGAGTATAAGCCTACTTGCTGTTGTGAGTTAGTCCAAGCAACTCTATCGTAGTCACCTTCTGAAGCAATCTTCATAGCACGCTTAAATGCCATCTCCTGCCACTTGTCATTTTTCAGAGGAGCGTCAGGAACAGTTCCCATAAGGGCAAGTTTTTCTTTTTCTATCTCATCAATCCTTTTTAATATTCTTGGGGTTACATCATTGAAACCTGGGTTATTTTCCTTAGCAACTGCGTATTCACGCTTCAAGTTATCAGCCTCTGTTCCCAACTTCATAATCTTGCGTTCATTCTCTTTGGTTGAATAACCACCCTTTCGTCCTGACTGATGCCAATCAGATTGTAGCTCTTCAATGAACAATACTTTGTTGCCATCTATGTCAGTTCTATCGGATACACGCAAATGTCCTACTACGTTGTCTTCATCAAAATGTCCGCCTCTATAATCTTCACCACTTAAAGACTTAGATGTTATAGGAATCTCTCTGTAAGTATTTACATCAAGACCTTTTTGTGTAAAGTCAGAGTATTTAGTCTGTGAATCAGTGCCGTATCCTATGTCATTATCATAAGCATATTCTCTAATTTGTACGTTAGCCTCATTGATACTATAAACAGGTTGACCGCCATTAAGATAGTCTCCATCAGGGTCTCGGATTGTTATCCCTATGTCTTCATTACCTGTTGCAGTAAAGTTGTGTCCATCAGTACCTGTGTTCCACTCATAAAAAGGATTCTCTGCATAATCTGCCTCAGCAATGTCATACGTAATGTCATCTATATCAAAATCTAAGTCATCTATATCACCGTCATCTATCTTTTTACCAATCTGACCTGCCCAATCGTCTACGTAACCATCAGTAGTTCCTCTTTTGTTCTGAAGTTCAATCAAATCTTGTTCGAAGCTTTTTTCTAGTTTTTTTAGAGATTGTTCTTTTGAATAATATGAGGAGTCTTCGACCGATAGGTTGTTATCATTAATATATTTATTAACATTTTCAACCATATTTGCTGAATCCTCATGAAGTACACGGTCTAGTTCACGTTGCTTAATCTTTGCATCGTCAATATACATATCAATCGTTTTAGGGTACTTCTCTGGGTCAGATTTATGTAGATGTTCAAACAACCTATTCATCTCAAATTCGTCACTAGAGTTCAATTCATACTTTATGTCTTCAGCACGATTATAGATATAATCAGTATCATCAAGAACAGTCACATTTCCACCGTCTGCTCCTTCATACCAAGCAGGGTCATCTAATTGAGTTTCATTTAGTTGGTCTCCTCCTGCATCTGAACTTCCCAGATGTTGTGTCTCGTCTAGCTGAGTCTTGTTTTTACTGATGTGATTAAGAAGACCCGTCTTAGTTACACGCTCATCCTTTGTTTTAGCATTCGATAAGTAGTCAAGAATGCCTGTCTCTTTCATCTCATCTACAGTTACACCGTTCTTTTGCATGAACTGTCTAATGTGGTCAGGATGATTAGTCTCTTGCTTTAATTTGTTTACTACGTTCTCTGACTCTGAATAGAAACCTAGTTCATCAATCTGTGTTCTTGCATCAACACCGGGCTTAACCATACTCTTTCTAAGCGTCTGTTCGGTCTCAACACCGGGTATCTTACCTGCCATAGTCTCTGCTTTATTTGCAATATCGCCTAACTCTTCTAGTATCTTAGCCTTTAGATTTGGGTTGTTCTTGATGGCTTGATAACCTACGATAGCAGCATCAAATGGCGCACCTAATAATCCTTCCTCTAAGAAGTTTTTACCGTATGTTTTTAATTTCTCTAATGAACTAGACTCATCATTAGTGTCTGCCATCAAGTATTCAGTGAATGCGTTACGGTATTCTGTATCCTGAATCATTGTTGATAAGTTGCCCTCTGTAGGGTCTGTAGTAGCTGTACCACCAAATATAGCACCTACATACTTCACAAGGTTAGGAGCTTGACCTAATAGCTTTACTCCTGCTGTTGCTCCGCCTAAGTATGAACCTGCAACCTCTACACCTTCACCAAGCATAGGGTAGTTATAGTTAGGTTTGCTAGGGGTTAGTATCTCTCCGTCATTCTCATCAAAATACTCTTCCCCTAAAGCTACATTACCTACAGTCTTTCCAAGTTTTACTGCATTTCCAACACCCCGTGAATAAGCACCGGGTATAGCACTTAAAACATCTTCAGTGCCTCTATTCAATACATTGTTAGCTAGAACCTCATCGCCACGCTTCATAGTTTCCCAAGCATCTGATGCTGAATCTTTTATATTGCCGTAAATGTCTGTAGCAAGTGGACCTAGAACATCTCCAACTGTATCGATAGCATCTGAACCAAACTGTTTAGCCGTATCTATACCTTGATTGATATTGAAGTTTGTTTCGGCATTCTCATTCCAAAACTTAGTAGCATTAGGGTTAGGTGTAAATGTAGGCTTAACTTCAGGCTCAGGAATAACATTAGGTGTAGTTCCGTTTAATGCGTTCATTTCTGTCATTGGGTCGTAACCAAGTCTGCTGATATTAGCTTCTTTAGCTGAACTATCCCATTGGAATCTGTTTGCTTTGTCTAGTGCTTGGTCAACGCCTTGCTCATAAGCATTAGCATCGGGAATGATATTGCCAAATGAGTCTCTGTCTGAAAGGTTCATAGTTGAGCGATGCTCTTCTAATATGTCACTCATACCGAAAGAACCCATAGCTTTCTCAAACTGTAAGTCAGTTAGTGCCTTGCCTTCTTTCTTAAACATTGCCATCATTTCCATTGCTTTAGATGGGTCTACGTTTGGTGTTAGGTCTTTGAATGTTCCTGTATCTCTCTGTGCTATTCTCTCACCGCCTTGGTAACTACTCATAAGGTTACGAGCATCATCAAAGTTAGTTTGTTCAGGTAGCCATGGTGCGATACTGCCTCTATTATCTTGCGCTACTGACTCTACTGCGTCACGAGGTCGTAACGAAGTCGTAGGTGCTTGCTGTCTACTCCAAGTCTGATTGTCGCCTAATGAGCCGTAAGCTCCTTCAGGTATTTGTTGACCTTGACCTTGTGAATAAGACTGACCTATTGGACCTAAGTATTCTGTTGGTTCAGGTGTTGGTATGTTGAATGATGATGCCTTTCTATGACCTTCAATAAGAGGTGTTCTTGGGTCTGCTTGGTAAACATTGCCTTGACCATCATATCTAGTCTCTCTACTTGATGGAGCATGAATAGCATTGAATCTGTCGTGTTCTTCTTGTGGAACTCTATTAACGCCCGGTTGATTCATTAAGTCAGGAGTAGGTTGTGCCTTTGGAGCTACATTCTGTGGCGTAAACTGCTCACCACTGTAGTAATTGTCTCCATAGTTAAGCAATGAAGGTTCTTCAGGTACGTCAAATCTCTGGGTAGATACTTCTTGTCTAGCTGTTGTGTGTCCTTGAGCTAAAGGAGCTTCAACTCGTGACTGATAAGCATTGCCTTCAGTATCGAATCTTATCTCCCAATTATCTTGAGTTGGGTCATAGACTGTGCCACCACCTGTAGAAGATACACCTGATTGACCTAATAAACCGTCTAATAAACCCATACTACTCTTCCTTAAATTGTTGGTAATTTAACATGTCTTCTTCTGTCATGGGAGAGCCGTCAGGATTTAAACCTAACATGTACATCTCTTCTTCGTGAGAAACGATGCTATCTGATGGGGATAATAAAGATAATAATCCTAAGCGCGGAAGTGCGTAGCGGACAAGTGGAGTAGGACCTGTTTTGAGCATTTTAGGTGTGAAAGCCTTTGCCGGTCTCCATCCTGTAATACCCTTGCCTATCTGACTCTTTGATTCTTTTGTAATTTGCGAGGCATCGTCTTTAATTAAATCCCATAAGGACATAGACCTCTCAGTAGGGGTGTAACCTTTGTTCCACCAATCCGATAATCCCATATAAATCCATAAATAGTGACAAATATATGGCGTTATCTTACCATATCAAACAATTCCTTTTACGTTTCTTTTCAAGGGCTTACCCCATGTCTCGGTCATAGGTCTATAGCCGATTGCTAAATACCTGAATGCATCAGCGCCATGTGAACTCCAATCATGTCTAGGTCTTGAGCGCCAAGTCTTACCATTCTCATCATAATCACGGGAATAGTTAATCAGACAGTCAATACCCTTCTCGCACTTCTTAGAATCAAACCAACATCTATCCAACATTGAACGAACTGCCTGAATACCATCATCAACCATAAGCATAGGAGCTATCTCTACGTTCCTAATACCTAGGCTATCTAATACCTCAAGCCGTGACTTACCTGAGCCTAGTTCTCTAACTCTAACGTCATGTGGCAAGATGTGTTGGTCGTATATGTAACCTTTCTCTTGTAGCACTCTAGCATAGTGGTCTAATCCTACGCCTGATGCTTCGTAATAATCAATGATGTGTATCTCTGTGCCGATATATTGTGCAAACCAAATAGCTGTTGAATCACCTACGCCTAAATCCCAACTTGTTATTACAGGCTTATCTCGGCTATATCTAACCTTACCTATTCTGTCTTCTTCTCTAGCTCTACGCATCTCAGTCGTATAGTAAGAGCCTTCACTGAATACTAAGAATCCGCCTTCCCAAATATGGTCATACATATCAGGACGCTTGGCTTTATCTTCTAACCTCTGTTCTTCCAACACTTCAGGAAACCATGGATTGTCATTGTAATTGATTTCGCATATCTTAGAATTATCGGGCGTATTAATTCTAAAGCGTTCATGTGTTGCGCTGTACTTGGATTCAGGATTATAGGAAATCCACACTTCGCTGCCTTCCTCTCTCACGGTAGGCAGGAGCTTCATAAATGCCATTTCGGACACTCCTTCGGCTTCATCCACCCACGCTAATAAGATACGAGCCTTTGACTTGATAGCATCTAGTGAGCGTCTTAGACCAACAAACGTATATGAGATACGACCATCTTTAGACCTGATGTATTTCTCACCAACGTCATAGTAAGCCTCTAGCCAAGGCAATGAACGTATAGCAGTCTTGATTTCCTCTAGTGATGAGTCCTCTAATGAGTTCATAAACTCACGACCACATAGTATCTGTCCACTCTTACCGCTTCTGCCCCACTCATAACCACGTACAGCAGTCATTAGTGCAAAGGTTCTTGTCTTGCCTGAACCACGTCCACCATAAGCAATGCGATACCTAGCATCACCTGTGAATATAGGCTTTAGCTTAGGAGGTACGTTAATCTGTGCTTTCTTCTTCTTCGTAGTCATCTTCACCGTAGGCAACAATCTCAATTACTGTTGGTTGCATTGAGCCATCGCTTGATTTAAGGTCTGTTTCAGTCTTAGCAATCATGCCATGATTAACTCCCAATATAAGGGTTGCAGTCTTCTCTTTTAATAGACCGCTTAAAGCGCCATTGATAAGAGTTCTGCCCTGTTTTGTTATTAAACCCCTAACCGTGTCGGAAAATTCAGGGTAATGTTTCTCCCATTCGTAGATAGTATCCCTGTCAACACCTAGCACACCCGCCAAGCCTTCAACCATAGGTATGACATCTTCATACTTAGTATCGTAGTTCTTTATATAGTCCTTTGCTAACTCACAAGTCTTATCGTTGTATTTAGTTGGTCTCCCTAATGGTAGGAAGTTATCTGTCTTCTTGGCTGTCATTAGTGTCTTGCCTCTGATTCTTCTTCTTTATATCGTAACACATAGTAATCCTCAATGATATTAGCTACTCCCTCTATACATTCATCACACAGTGTTATATTATCTAGTTTATATGTACCCATATCTATCCTCATATCATGCACGCTTAAATCAACCGCACACATACTACATTTACTCATTTCTTCTTCCTCGATTTCTTAATCTTATCTAACATCTTTCTGTGTCGCTCAACTCTAGCCCAATAATCTTCAGGTAGTTCTTTGAGTTGACTCATCTTTTAAAGCCCATTGATTCATAGTACAAATCTTCAGGATGTGGCAATACTATTCCCCACTCTGCAACAAACATATCTATCTGCTCTAGGTAGACCTTCATTTCGCCCACCTTTAGTTTGGTTGTGCTGCGTAGCTCTCTAATCTGCTCACCCTTTTTAGTCGTTAGTTCATTGTAACCTAGAAACTTATCTCTAAATAACATGTGTGTCTCGTCCTTGGTGTAACCTAATTCTCCACCAATAGTGTCAATGAATATCCAATATAGGGCGTTCTGTTTCTGACTTCTGCTCAATTTATCCTCTCTAATCTCTACTATTGCAGTTTCACAATCATTTGAGCTAAAGAAGTCTCTACACATCATCTGTAATATGTGAGCCTTACCCTTATCCCTTTGTATCAACCTTTTCATATCGTTATTAAACCTTTTTGAACTAAAATCTCTTGTGTTCGTTTCATGCCCATTAGGTGACACAGTAATAAGAACTCTTCCTTATACTCACTTGGTTTTCTACCATCAAGTATATCGTGACAGCTATGGCAACAATAAGCACCATGTATATCTAAAGCCTTCTTGCCCATAGAGCCATTAGGTAGATGAGCAAAGATAACTGTTTCATTATTAGGTCCACCATTACATCCGTAAAGGCGAATAGTGCATGCTTGAGACCGAGCGCTCTTAGTTATTTTTGAGGACATTTATCTGCCATTCAATACATGCTTCTATAACGTCTGCTACTGAATATACAACAGCTACTTCAGCACAAGCGGTTTTAAGTCGTTCAATCATATCTTTCTGTACAGCACTGAGTCTTCCTTTAGCGCTTCCCGGTGTCTTAGGTCGTTTAACTTCAAGAAAGAACGTCTGACCTTCGTGAATAATACAAATATCAGGTACTCCTGCCTTAACGCCTTCTTTTTTTAGTCTTGCTGCGGTTATTAAACTACGCTTACCGCCATTAGGGATAGCAAAGTACATAACACCACGT